CTATTACCCAGCCAACCGTAGCTCTTCGAAGTCGATTGAGGCTTGATGTGGACTTGAGGCCCAACTCGGAGCAGACCATCGAGTGTATGGCGACGTGAGTCTGCTCGTCTCTGCTGATGTCTGCTGCTGTGGTTCGAATACCGACATCTCCGTTGAATCGGAAGAAGGGGAGGATAACGAAGAAGACACTGCGTTCAAGGATAGCGGCTTTAAGAATGGGATGCTCAGGTGCATCTAGCCAGGCCTTGAGGATGTGCTTTGCTTCCTCTTCATGTCGTTGGTCAGCACCATGGGCATCAATAACAAAGTTCAGAGCTTTGTCATGGTTCTCTTCATCAAGTTGATTTGAGAGTAATGCCTCCCTTACTCCAGGAGTTTTTGGGAGTTCTTTCTCCAGTCCTTGTTGAAGAAACTCTCGCACAGGAAGTTCCAAGTGGCGGAGGCCAAGGGCACGCCGTAGCGCATCCTCAGCCCCGTCTACCACCTTTCCCTTTTGAACAGCCACAGGCGTCCATTTACGCTTGCGACTGACTACTTGATCATAGGGTGACAGGGAAGCGTTCATTCTCCGCAGGGAATACAAATTTCGTTTTCTGGTTTAACTTTGGGACAGCCGCAATCAGGATCTACTTCTTCCTCAAAACCAAAAAGATCTCGGAAGTCTTCATCAAGAGCAGCAAGGGCGTCATCTTTGGCTTGAGTGTCAGGCATTACCTGAAGAGAATAATAAAGACTTGTCTGAGGGGAATAAGTCCACTCATAAATAAAGTCTCTATCGTAAGTCACAACATCAGACCAGCTATTGAAACTATACCCATGGAAGAGAAGCGTTTCTTGGAAGAGACGGACGATACCATCAGCCACTTCTTTATACGCAGCCCAACCAACCTCAGATGCAATCTCTACATCCGGCGGGTAGTCATAAGACTGGACTCCGAAAGTCCCACTATCCCTATCGACGTGACGAGAGATAGGAGGGGCCAACTCTGGGGCAGCAGTATAGCCACGCAGGTCGATGTTGTTATAAGAGCAGGAAGCCGTAGGTGCGATAGCAAAGGCCCGATCCATGTTATGGATACGAGCAATCTGTGCCGCAAGTTCAACAGCTTTGGCAAGTTCCGAGACAAGTCGATAGGCCGGAGTGTCCTCCGGTTGATGAGCATGGAATTTGGTAAGGGCGTTTCCAAACTCTTTATATGTTACGCCGTTCTGGCAAAGGAAGTTAGCCAGACCAAGGATACCCAGACCAACCTGACGGTCAATAGCTGGGTCAAGGTACTCACCAGTATCACCAACACCAGTCTTTCCATGGAGTTGGATAAGGCTAGTCATGCCTTCGGTGAATGCCTCAACAAGATCCTCAGGTTTGCAAGCACCAAGGTTGATATGCTGAAGCAAACAAGTGCCACGACTGCGGAGATACACTTCCAGGCAGACATTACCAAGGATGCGATTGCCGTAAGCGTCATAGCGGATCTTGTTAAGCCAGATGTCGCCCTTCTTAATACCATCAATAGTGGCATCAATCAGTTCATCACTGGCATACTTGAGGAAGTTAGAGTCGACGTTAAGACAACGCTTCACCCAAGCCAACTCAGAACGAGAGGCCTGGATAAACTCAAGAGCATCAGGGTGGGTATAGTCGAGGTGACACACCACAGCTCCGTTTTTATAGACACCACCACGCCTCAGGGTTTCGTTGAGGGCAGAGTAGATTCGGGCAAAGGAGACAGGACCGGATGCTGTAAGGCCTTTTCCATTCTCCGAACCCCGAGGGCGTAACTTAGTGAGATGAACAGCAACACCAGCTCCATTACGCAAAGCGTGCGAAACAAAGCGCCAGCTGGCTTCAATACCCTCAGGACCTTCCATCGTGTCGTCCACTTGGAAGACCGTGCAACTAACTGGAAGTCGTGATGTTGGATCATTTACCCAATTTGCCACTCGTCCGGTTCGTGCAATTTTTTGTGGTGTTTGAGTCATTGAGGTAAGAAAGTGCTTTTTTTAAAGTTTGAATGTTGTCCTTAAATAAACCTAAGGCACGATTACATCTATTACAAAGAAGTCCCCTTATTTTTCCGCTTTCGTGGCAATGGTCAACAACTAACCATTGATCACCTCTTCCAGTATCAGATGAGTTGCAAATTTTACATTTACCATTTTGATTGGCAAACATAAGTTCATACTCACCAGAATTTAAATTATAAAGTTTTTTAAGTCTATTATCTCTATAAGTTTTGTTATATCTTGTGCTATATCTTGATCTTTTACATGCCTTGCAAAGAGAAGATAAGCCTGATTTTTTTCCTTTATCTGGAGAAAATTCAAAGCTTGGCAGGTGCTGTTTACAGGAGCTGCATTGTTTCATTTAAATTAAATCATCCAAAACAGGAGGTTGATAATTAGGGCCTTTGAGAACCTTGCCATCCTCTCGGCGTAGCGGCTTCCCATCGACCAGTTTACTCATGTTTGATTCAAAGACACGGCGCATTGCCTCGTCCAGATTCCAGCCACGAGCAGCTGCATATTGATAACACACAAAGACAAGATCAGCCAACTCTTTCAGTTGATTGATTTTATTTTCTTCATGGAAATCAAGATTAATAAATTCACGATCAAATGCCTCATCAAACTCGTGCCATTCTTCCTGAATAAGACGATGTTGGAGTTCGTGAATGTATTCGTCTGTGGTGTTGATTGGTTGTTCCATCGCCTCTCGAAAGGCAATGGCTTGTGAAAGCAGCGGTTCCATTTAGGAGTTGCGAGTTTCTTGGATCTGTTTGATCTTACGTTCAACGTAAGCCTTTACCTTAAGCCAGTCATCCAATTCGGATTCGTAGCTTTTGTGTCCTGCTCGGCAGACGTATTTAACTACGTTACCAGCAAGGTAATCAAGGTTTTGGTCAACAATAAAATCCCAAACCTCAATCTTCCCCCTCTTGTAATGAGTCGGACTGTATTTGTTCATTGAAGAACTCTTTGTAGGCTGGGTTGTTTCGGATCTGCCGTAGCTGGAGTTCTCGAAATACTCTTCCCAAAACTCCTGGTTGAACTCCGAGTCGATCGATTCTGAGTCTGATTCCAAGAATTGTTTGACGGATTCGTAATTCGATCCAGGTTGGGATACCGGACAGAATGAGGTAGAAAGCGTGGTAGACATTACGGTCTAGGACAAAGAGAATTGCAAAAGCTAATCCAATGTCGAGTCCAATGAGGATGGGGGAGGGTTCCATAGGATGGGCTCCTTAGTAGTGGAGTTGTACTCACCAGGCCTAAGGATCCGAGCAAGGCGTGCGTTACGAATGGCATCGTCAAGAGACATACCCGCTCTTTCATAAGCGGTAACCACAGCTTGCCATGGATCTTCTGATTTGGCAAGGATCTTCTGTGCGCCCTTGGCACCAACGCCAGGCACACCTTTGTAGCCATCCACTGGGTCACCCGTCAGACATTGTGTCCAAAACCAGTAGTCAGCTTCCTGCGATGAAACAGTTGTCAGCTCATCTCCGTTATAGAGAGTACAGCTGATCTGCTTCATATCTTTGTCAGGAGAAACAAGAATAAAATCGCTAGGATCGAGATGACATTCCAGACCCAAAGCGTCGTCGGCTTCGAGGTTTTCATAACGGATAGTTTTGTAGTGGGATTGACACCACTCCAATAACCGTTTGTAACCTACCGGCTTTCTTTTGGTGCGTTTCCCTTTGTATTCAGGATCGATAGTCTTCCTGAAATTTTTTGTGTCAGAAAAATAGAGGAGTACCTTGTCGGTGTTGAACTTAGATTGAAGGCTTTTGATGTCTGATGTAAATGCTTTGATAACCTCTTTGAAGTTACTAGCAATCGTGATCAGATCATCACCCCAATCAAGCTCTACCTCATTCGCCTGACAACAGCGGTAAGCGTAGAAGTCAGCATCAATCCGAAGCTCTGTCTTAGTGACAGTCAGCCCAGGTTGCGCCTTCTTTTGCTTCTGAGGCAAGGGGGACTCGGAGGTTGTAATACTCACCAGCTTGGGTGATCGACCATTCGAGGGTAAACTTTGCGTCATTGACAAGGTGTGGTTTCACAGCGAGTTGAATTTCATCGTGGATCCAACCAAGCCATTGATAGTCAATGTCCCAATCGTAACCCAACTCCTGAAATTGATTGAAAGCAATCAGGTTCCACCGTTTGCAGACGATAGCGCCAGCACTTTGTAGGAGGTAATTGAGGGCTGCATGTTTTTTCCCTTGAAGTTTGATGGGTCGGCCATCCAAGCCAATAAGCTCGTCAGACCTAGCAGACTCAGAAACAAACTTAAGGAGGTCATCAAGTCCGGGGATGGCTTTGAGGAACTTCGCCCTAATTTTTTTCCCAAGTTCTTTAGCCTCCTCTTCATTGAGGGACTTATCGAGGGAAGTTCCGATCTTGCGATCAGATGCGCCGTAGATAAACGCATAGGTCAGGGTTTTGACTTCTTTACGGGAACAGCCAACACGGT